CCATGCCAGGCTGCAGCGCCGCGCTCCGGCCGCACACCTTAGTGCTGCCAAGTATGCCGGCGTTGCGCTGGACTTCTACATGGACCTCGAGGATGCCTTCGGTGGCCCCATGACCGAGCAATTCCGGTCGATGATCCTGCGGAATGTCGGCGGGATGGCCGCCAAGCTGGAAAAAGCCCTCAAGTAACCCGCTGATTTACAGAGGGAAGTAACTATTTCACACCAGATGCAAAATATTGCTTGCAGATGCCGACAGATGCTATAAGGTGCTGACAGATGCCAACAGCATCTATACACCACATGAAAGCACAACACACCACAACGGGCGCGGCGGACACCACGGCTGCGCGTTACACACCCGGGCCATGGGAAATCGATGGAAACGAGATTTTTGCCAACGGTGATTATTTTGTGGCTCGCGTTACTGAGAACCAATACACGCCCCACACGGATAAGCGTAAAGCGGTAACGCGCCAGAACTGGTCGCTGGCCGAAGAAGACAAAGCCAACGCTCGCCTAATCACCGCAGCGCCAGAGCTGTTCGACATCGTTTCAGCGCTTGTCAGCCACGCGGAATCCATTGCCGAAACATACGGCGATGATGCGCCGCTGACCGGCGGCATTGTTGAGCTGGCCCTGCGCGCTCGTGCGGTCGTCAACGAAGTCAATCAACCCGCCTAACATGAACATCACAACCATCGCCCAGACCGCCGCCGCATTCAACGCGGACCACGACTACGACGTGGCCGCCGCGCTCAAGCTGACCGAGCTGGTCATCCACCACGCTCACACGGTTCAATTGGCCCGCAAGGAAGCCGCCGATCCGCAGCTTGCGCTGCCACTGGAGGTTGCCGAATGATCGCCACCATCGCCAGACACGCCGCTCCTCTGGCCTTGGCGGCGATCCTCGCCGGCTGCCAAACCGCACCCGAGCCGCTCGTCCGCCAGGGCATCCGTATGGTGCCGGTGCATGTTGTCACGTCGCCGCCGGGCGCAATCGTTGAGTACAACAACGAGGTGGTCGGCGTGTCGCCGTGCGTGATCAAGCTGCCGGCCACACCGGAGGGCAACTGGCGCGACTTCCAGCAGGCGCACGTCCTGCGCGCCGAGATGGCTGACTACTCTGACTGGGAGTACAAGGAGTACAACGCTGGGGCGCCGATCCCGGAGCGTGTAGTCTTCATTTTGGCCGATGCACAACGCGCGTACATGCAGCAGCAAAGATGGGTGCGATGACCAAGCACGACTACCTGCTCACCGGCACGTTCCCCTGGGACGGCCTACGCCTCGCCGGCCGCCGCTTCGACAGCCCCGAGCTTTTCGCCATGATGCGCCGGCAGTGCCTGAGCGATGCCTGCGTGCGGCATGCATGCGCCGACCTCGATGTCCTGCCATTCGCCGAGGAGGTTGCGGCGATTGAGGCGCATATTGTCCGCGCCGAGGCTGCATACTGCTGAACGCAAAACGGCCGCAAGCTCTCTGCCTGCGGCCGCTGAGATTAAGCCGGCTTCAAGCCCAGCCACTGGAACAGGACCGTGATCCAGCTCGAGTTGCTCTGCCCGCCGACAAACCCTGTCGCGCCGTAGGGACCATAGACAATCCCAAGCGGTGAGGACGTTTCGTAACGCATCGCGCCACCTCCTTTCCGCTATCTATTATACCAGGAAGAGCAGAAAAGTTGTAGTTACAATGCTGACACACTATCTGGCACGACAGCCGGAAACCCGCATAGCAACAGGGGGAGAGCAAAGATTAGAAATCCGCTGCTCTATCCCCTGAGCTACGGGCGCGAAGTTTGTTTGTCTCTGTTATTATGGTGCCAACAGATGCCAACAGATGCTGACCGTGCTGCCACAGTCTGCCACATTGGCTGCCACACTCCTGCCACAGTGGCCTTGACTATGGCGCGCTCGGATGCGATCTGTCCGCTATGGATATCAAGATCACCACACGCGGACTCACCGGAACTATTCATCTCATCCCCGAGTCGCCGTATTATCGGCTCAGATTTTATCACCCGGAGAAACGGCGCCGGCAGCGCATCAGCCTCGCCACCTCCGACCTGCCGACCGCCAAGGCCAAGGCCAAAGCCATCCTTGAGCGCACCGCAGACGAGGGCATTGCCGCGCTGCGGGACTTCTCCCGGCGCGACACCAGCAACACGGTTGGAAGGGCATGTGACCATTACTTGGCGACCAGCACAGTGGCTTTTCGCAGGGACAATGTGAATTGCCTCTACCGCGTGATCAAGGCTGCCCTGCAGACCGATGACGGCCAGAAGGTCCGCGACCTTGCACTATCCCGCCTCAACCGCGCCCTGGTCGCCGCCTACTTGAAGAACGCCAAGGTCAAGACCAGCACGCAAAAGTCCTGCCTTGCCAGCGCCCGGGCGATCTTCGCGCGGCAGAACGACTGGGAGGGCTTCGATGGCCTGCCGGACATGGGCGAGTTCCGAGACGCCTGCACCCGCACCGGACTGCGCGTCCACTTGGACGCCTTCCAGCCCTTGCCCGCGGAGACCTTGGAGGAGATCGACAAGGCGACCAAGGTCACCGGCGGCGGTATCCGGCGCGCGTGGATTTTGGCGCGTTACCTGGGACTGCGCCCGAGCGAGATCGCCGGCTTCCGCAAGGGCTGGATCGAAAGGCGAGGGGAACAGCACTTCCTGTGCGTCCGTCAGCGTCCATCGGAAGACTTTGCGCTGAAGACCGGCAGCCGCGGCGAGCGCGACATCGGCATCCCGCCAGACATGGCCGCCGAGCTGCTCGCCTGCGATGACTACGGCATCCCGGGCGGCACGCCATACACCCGCTACAACTGGCTGATGCGGGTCTTCAATGCCTTCCTTCGAGGATACCTGCCAGACCGCGACCAGCTCCTCTACACGCTGCGCAAGCAGGCGGGCAGCGATTGGCTGGTTGCTACCGGGAAGATCAGCTTGGTGAGTAAGCTGCTAGGGCATCAGTCGGCCGCGGTTACCTTGCGCCACTACGCTACCTACGAGGCCAGCGTTACGCTGCCAGACAGTCTCTACAAATAACGAAGCCCGCCGGAGCGGGCCTCGAGTCTCTTTCCGGGCGTGCCGGATGAGCTATTGTTCTTCTTGGCTTAACGCTGCGCCTGCAGCCAGGACCGCTGGCGTGAAGTAGGCGAGGCTAGACGGCGATATGCCAGACTGGCGCCGCCATGCCTTGCCCTGCTCGGGCGTTGTCATGTATCCCGCTGCCTTGTTGGCTGAAAACGCAGCGCCGAGCTGGCGGTCGTTTAGCGCTGGCAACTTCTCGAGGCCGGGGAACATCGCCTCATGCGGTTCTACGCGCTGGCGAATGCGGTCCCATAGCGTCCATTGCGCAGGGAAAATCTCAACGCCAATGTCCTTGGCGCGGGCTTCGTTTAGCTCCAAGGCAGCGCGGTAGGCGTCTGACATCACTTGAAACTCTTGCGGGGTTTCGACCCATTCGACGCCTTGGATTGATTCTGGCACGTTTGGGTTAACTTCGCCCTTGGCGGTCATGTATTTACCCTTGCGCGTGCCCATTGCCGAAAACACCGCCTCATTGACAAAGTCGCGAACTCTTTGCTCGCCAAATATGGCAGCCTGCCCAAGCACGTCATCAAGCGTCTTGGCCCTAACTGCCAGCGGATCTGGCAGCTTCGCAAGCTCCTTCTCCTTCTCCGTAATCAGCTTGGCCCGAGCCTGCTCATTCTTGGCGCGCTTGATTTTCCCATCATAATCCTTCGCCGCCTTTTGAGCGGCCTCAAGACCGCTGTTGAACCGCTTGACGACAAGCCCTTCAAATCTCTGTCTCACCGCCGGATTGGTCAGCAACTCTTGGCTGAACACGCGCGACATATGGCGATCCATGGCTGAAATACTAGCCATCAGCGGATCTTGCCACACCGATCCGAACGAAGCCGTCTTGGAGCCCAAGCCCTTGAGCTGTGTGGAAACCTTATCAACAAACGCGCCCCATGACTCATCTGCGCGCTTGACGAAAAAGTCTGGATTCTTGGTGAACATTTTGGCGGCCATCACCACATTGGAGAGATCCTGCGAAAGCCCAATACCCATTCCTCCTTCTTCAGCCGCTGAAAATCCTAGCTGCTTTTTCAGGCGCGCGTTGACTGCGGCCAATTGCTCTTGCGTTGGATTGTCTGGAAGGAGGTTGCCAAAATCGGCGATTTCTTTCATCGAACCAAAGCGAAGCCGAGATTGGCCCATCTCGTTTGGCAAAAGCGGCGCGTTGGCTGACAAAAAGCCAAAGACAATGCCGTTGAATTTTTGAACCTTGTTGCCGGGTTCCGGCGTCATGGTTCGCGCCAGCTTGGCGGTGAGCTTGCCGTGCAGCTCAACAGGCAGCGACTTAACGTCTACTGGGTTGGCTTTAAGCCAGAGGAGGTCGTAGTAGGTGAACTCGCCATCAAGTCCTCCGGGTATTGTCGCAATATCTCGCCCCAGCTCATCAACAATTTTGACGACCTTGGTAAGTGGGCCAAGGTTTCGGACACCGAACTCTTTACCAAACGCCGCAAAGTCTTCTGGCGTCCAGTCGGCCGGCTCTTTGCCGTTGTATGTGATCGTGCCGTCATCGCTGATTTCCGTCTTACCTCTACTTTGCATGTTTCGGCGTGGAAGTCCATCGGAAACATCCGGCATCGCCTGCCCACGCCTCTGCAGCGCCCGCTGCAACTGCGGATCTTCCGACCGCACGCCGCGGCGCTCCAGCTCTGCGCTGATCGCCTCGTTACGCCGGAGCAGCTCGCGGGTCTGCGCCGCGCCGCCACGCACCGGACGGCCCTCACGCATGCCTAGGGTGGACAGCCCGAGGTAGCCTTGGTTCTCCTCGTATTGGCGTTGGAGTTGGTCGGTGGGAGCGGACTCGAGGGAGTCCGGCATGGCTTGGGCGCGCGGGGCGGCTGATGGCTTCCCAAAACGCTGGCTTGGCGGGAGGACATTGCCAGCCTCGTCACGCAGCACAGCGTCTGCTGGCTTAATGATGGACGGATCAAGCACAGCGTAGGTGTCAAAGCCGCGCTCCTTGATATGGATGATCTGGTAGCCTTGTTCCTTGATGGCGTCCATCACTCCGGGCTGCTCAAGCACGCCCTCGCCATATTGCCAGTCATGGAACGGATAGACTTGGTCGCGGTCTGGAAGCTCAATGAACGGCAACTTCTCTTCCCACGTCTTGCCCTTCCATGCAGTCCTTGCAAGGTCAACGCCGTCGATGGATAGCACGCGGTGGTCCTTGAACGATCCCTTGTCGATAATATCCGGCGTCAGAAAATACGGACGCGACGCCTCAAGGTCTGAAGGCTTGTAATTGATCGGCCCCTTCAACTCCTGCACATACTCCTTGTTTTTGGAAAACCAAGCGGGCGTGCGGAATGTGGTGAAATCTTCAGCCGTCCTCTTGTGATGCCAGAAAGGGCGAACCCTGCCCTTAGTCACATGCTCAAAAAACAGGCTCGGCTTGATGGCGTCCTCCATGATCTTGCGCGCAGCATTCTCATCGCCACGCTGCACGGCTGCCATGTAGTCGCCATCCGGCATCCCATCACCCCTACCAGAAGCCGCCACATCCGGCATCCCCTGAGCCTCCCGCGGGATCTGCTGGGGCATGCGGTTGTTCTTAATCTTGTCGTAGTCGAAGTGGTAACCATCGCGGCCGGTCGGCGTGATGTCGTTGACGCGGTCAACACGGAAAGTGCGCACGCTGCCTCGAGGATTTAGGTCGGCGTAGAGCGGATTGATGTCGCGCTGCACGGCGGTGCCGGTGCCGATGAGTCCGTTCAGCATGTCGCGCTTCTGCTGGCCGATGATCGCCTCACCGGGTAGGCCGTTCTTGTGGTTGGACAGGTAGGTCATCAAGTCGGCATGCACCTGCGCCATGTCGTTGTTGAAGACGCCAAGCTCACCCTTGTTGATCGCCTTCATGGCAGACGAGCGGAAGGCGTTGAGGTCCATGATGACCGCCTTGAGGTGCCCGGCCTTGGTTGCCTCCCATCCGAGGAAAGCGCCTTCGCGCAGGATGGCCTGCACATCGCCGCGGTTGATTACGCGGTAGCGGCCGCCTTCTCCGGTTCCGATGGTGTTGTAGTCGAAGATGTGGCTGGCTCCGCGGTCGCGGCTGCCCTCAAGCATGCGCGCCATCTCGCGGACATGCTTTGGAAACCATCGCAGCACGTCAAACTTGGCCGGCAGTGTCGGCCCGCTGATGATGGTGCGCCCGCCGCCGGTGCGGCGCAGTCCAAACTCTGCGGAGTTGGGCGCCACGATCTTGTTCTTGTCGTAAAGTTGTCCGACTTGGGCTGACCGACCGCGCTCTTGCTGGTCAAGAACGCCCTGCGATTTCCACTGCGCTGTGCCGTTCTGGTCGATGTAAATCAAGTCGTTTTCTAGGATGCCGTTCTCGTTGGCGCGCAGCTTGGTGTGCGTGCTGCGGCGAGCCGACTCGGCAGTGCCATCCACGCTGACCTGAGTGCCCTTCTGCTCGCGCGTTCCGGCCTGCTCCATGCCAAGCATCCACGCCTCGTAGTTGCGCAGGTGCTCCTGCATGCGCTTGCGCATCACCGGATCTTGCATCAGCGGGTTGTCGCGGAAGATGACCGAGGGGTTGTCCAGCGGCTTGCCGGTGCTGGGATTGAATGCCATGCCCAGCGTCTCAAACATGCGGGTCGTTGCTGCCAGCACGCTCTCCATCACCTGCGGGCCGCCTGTGCGCATGCGGCGGAAGTCAATGCCCTCCGACAGCGAGCTGAACGTCTCGGCCACAATCTCGTCGCGGAACACGTCCAGGCCGTCTGGGTTGTCGCCCTGAGCGATGCTACGCTCTCGCATCTCTTGGTATCTGTCACCGATCATCTGCGCGCGCTGCGCATCGCTGACCGGCTTGCCCTTAAGAATGTCGGCCAAGGTCTTACGGCCGCTGGCAATGTCGTCAAACTCCTGCCGCGTCAGCTTGTCGGGCAACTGGTCGTGTGCTCCGGCCATGATGTCCCTGTCCACCAATCGCGTCACATACTCGCGTCCGCGCAACTCAACGCCTGGAGTGTCGTAGCGCTGGTTGACCAAGTTGCGCAGGTCGTCACGCACCGTGCCGTTGAGGATGTTCGACGTAAGAATGGCATGACCGATCTCATGCGGCATGATGCGCGTTGGCGAAAGCCCACGGGCCAAGTGCGCGTTGGGTTCCACAAAGTCGCCGCTCTTGACCAGCAGCGGGTATTCCTTGGGCACAAAGGTGAAGTCCGACTCGCCGTTCTGGCCCTTGATGCGGACCACGTTGCCATTTTCCACAGAGCGGATGCTTACGCGGCCCGCCGCCGGCGCCGTGTGTCCCATGTTGACGTAGACCTTGGCGCGGCCGTCTGCGGCCTGCTCGATGTGCAGCCCCGCTGTGGTCTCGCCGCCGTTGGCCTTCACGTCCGTGTTGGCGCGATATTCTTGGGCGCGCAGCGGAATGAAATCCACCTTGCCGCTGGTGATGCCCTGCATGGCCGACAGCATGTCGAGACCTGAGTAACTCAGCGCGCCAAGCGATCCAGCGTCGCCTCCGGCCATCTCTACATCGACCATCATGCGGGCGATGTCAGCGTCTGTGCGTGACGACCGGCGGCCGATCACGCGGCCAGCGGCTCCAGTTGTTCCGCCAAGCAGCACCGCACCGCCAACGATGCCTCCGGCCGTCTCTGAGTCGGGTGCCACCAAAGCAAATGGTGTGGCGACAAGCCCAGCCACCACGGCGGGACTGACTACATCGTCCACGCCCCGAGCGAGCTGCGTGATGCCGATATTGTCGGCCGAGCGCGCCACCTTCCGCAGCGTCTCAGGCATGTCGGCATTCTGACTCACGCGGCGCAGTGTAGACTCTACACCGCCCTCAGCGCCGCCCCTCATGTAGCGAGCGTAGCGCGGATTAAATTTTCCGCTGTCTGCCATGCGGGCTGCCGTTTCGGCGCGCGCCGTTCCCATTGCGCCGGCGTCCATCTCCCGAATGATCTGCCAAGTTGCGCCAGACGCCGAGCCAACCTTGCGCAGCGTTGCCCCGCCAGCCTTCACTGCTGGTAAGAATGCCCCGGCAACAATAAGTGGCTTGGCGATCACATCAACCACAGGACTGTCTGTCTGAGAATCTAAATAAGCGGCCGCGGCGCCCACACCGCCGAGCGCGGCCATGCGCTTGTTGAGCGACAGATCGCCCACCAGCGGAAGCCTTGAGGTCAGCCGGTCGGCCCCGCGCATCATCATGCCATCAAGCGCCGCAGCGCCCTCTTCGCCCAGCTTAAACGCCTTGCCGGTCACGCTGGCGAATCGCCGCAGCATGCGCACCTTGGCCATGGCGCCTACGCCGACTGGAATAAAGTTTTCTGGCGACAACGCCATTGCGCCGACCGTTGCCGTGGACTCCATCGGCTGCTCGACCTGGCCAGTCACCGGATTGGTCGCCGTCTTTTTGACATCTGGCAGCGTCATCGGGTTGCCACCGATGGAATACTGCGTCACTCCCATGTAGTCGCGCGTGTACGCCTGATTGCGCTGGTAGCGCTGGTAGCCCGCCTCGTCGTCCTCCTCGGCCTGCTGCTGCGTTGGCTCAAACATGCCTTGCGCGGCAGCCTCTTCCAGCGCTTGCTGAATCGTGGTATTGTCTTGGATTGGATCGCCGGTCAGCTTGCCCGAGTCGCGCAGCGCCTGCACCACGTTTTTCTGAACTTGGCCCACGCGGCGACCAGACGCCACCATGTCGTTGATCTTGCCGCCAGCCCAGTCGGTGAACTGCGTCAGTCCCACGCCGATCTTGCGTCCCATCTCCGTGAACGTTGCCGCCTCAGCGGTGGCCGCTCCGATGGGATCACGCCCGGCCGTTGCGCGCATAACCTGCTGCGCCCGCTCTTTGACAATTCCAACGCCAAGCTGGCCTAGCATCGCCGGAGCGCCTGCCAGACCGCGGATAAACCCAGTGACCTCGCCCTCTGTCTCGCGCTGCCACTGCGTGAAGTCCTTCCACTCCTCAAACGGCATGTCGTAGGTTGGGTCGTGGTAAAGCTCCTGCTGCTTGCGGCGAAGCTCCTCAATGGTCTTCGGCTCGCTGTCGGCGGGATTGACTGTGGGACCGGACGAGTAGTCAGGGCGAGCGCCTACGGAGCGGCCAAAAGATGTTTCGGCCATTACGCTTTGCTGCGCCTCTGCGACATCAGCCTGCTCGGCCGTCATGGTCGCCGGCGCGGAATCTTCCGCTGCTTTGGCATTTAGCTCGGCAGCGTAGACGTTTTCGCTCTGCGCAACCCAAGAGCCGGAGTTCAGCATACGCTGCTCCTGCGCCTTGAGCCGCTCAAACTCGGCGGCCGTCAGCTTGTCAGGCAGTGTCACGTTATTTGGCTACTTTTTCAAGGGTGCCGTCTGGGTTAACGGCGTACGTTACGCCTAACAGAGTGTTGCGACGGCGGGTGTCGGCGGCTGGACTGGCCTGCGGCTGACCATTAGATCTTGCGGCCTTGATCTCTTCCACCGGCACACCCCTTGATCTCGCCTCAAAACGGTCGGCAAAATCTTCAACCTCTTCCAAGGCAGAACCAAAATCCTTGTCGCTTAGTTCAAGCGAAAGTCGGTTGGCAGAATTGACCGCCGCCTCTGCCTCGCGCACCTGCATTGAGCCGAAGCCGCGCATACGCTGGATGACCGGCAAGAATACCTTGGCTCGAGAACTTTCAATAAGGTTTGAAAATCCGGCCGCAGCCGACCCTGGAATTGGGCGTTGTTTCCCGGTTTCTTTATCAACGGGTCCGCCCACATACGAGGGCGCAAAAATGTTCATCGGCCCGCGGTATCCGAGCGCCTTTGACCGTCCCTCATGTTTTTTGATCGCTTCAATCGTGTTGCGCATCATGGCCACGTCATCCAGCGCTATCTGCATCTCACGCGGACCGAGCGGCTTGTTCGCCTTGTCCTCTGGCTTCTCTTTGGCTTGCTCCTTGAAAAACTCATCAGACCACTGCTCGGCTTTTGCCGCGGTCACTTCTTCGTATCCAAACGACCTGTCGTAGATGCGCTTTTGCACAGGGGTCAGAGAGTCGTACATTTTGCGGGCCTCTGCTTCCGGCATTCCGTTGATCTGATCGATAAAGCCGAGGCCAAAGACTGAGCCAGTTGGTTTCATGGCAGGCTCGGCGCGGCGGACTTCTGGCTCTTCAGCGGCCGGCGCAGCAACACCGCCGCTGATGTCTTCTGGCTGCGCCAGATCACCAACAGCAAACCCAGCGCGCGCCAGCATGGCACCAGCCTCTGCTGCGCTCATCCCGCCAGACATTAGTTGATCCCTTGCATCGTTCACGCCATTCACGTTGGCGAACGTAATCAGATCTTCTTCACTAATTTCCTGACGCTCAGGCATTGGCGCCAGCGGTGGAAGGTTTTCGTCGTAGGTCGTTGCCATGATTATTCTCCGCTAGGAGCTGCGCCGAAGTTGTAGCGTGCGCCGCCGAAGCGCGGGCCTTGGGCTGCGCGGTCGGCTTCGTTGCGCGCTCCCGCGGCGGCCGCAGGAGCGCCTTGCCGCACTTGCGCATTCATCCCGGCAATCCCGAGCTGTGAGATCGCGCCGAGGTTGTCCAAGATGCTCATCGAGGCCAGCCGGCGCGTGCGCGGGTCCATGCCCTCAAGAGCAGAGGATATCTTTTTCATCCCGGGGTACATCTGGCCGATTGCGCTGATGGCATCAAAAGCCGAGTCAGCCTGGGCGTTGGCCTGCATGCCGCCAGCGATGGTGCCTCCGATTGATTTGAGCGCACTGCCAATATCCTGGCCAAGCTGTCCCATCATCTGCGCATTGGTCTGTGCGGCGCCGAGCATGCCTTGAGCGCGGATTGCGCCGCTTTCGTCATTCACTGTTGGATTGTAAGCAAACATAGTTTTATCCTTTTTGTTAGGCCGCCTTGGCAGCCATGAGTTCCTCGGCAAGCGCGGCGCCGATGACCGCTGGCTTGATGGCCAGACGCTTTGTTCCCTTGTATTCGACTTCGGTGACAGCCTCCGGTAGCACCTTCTTCACGTCCTGCGCCATAAAGCCGACGCGCTTTTTGTCGTCGCCCTTATACTTGTATTCGTAGGCGGTGAGACCGAGCACGCTGCCAGCCTTGCCGAGCGGCTTGATGCCCTTCTTCATGCGCTTGTCGGAGAACATCGCCGGAGCAAACTGCGCGGCACCGATCAAACCGCCCGCTTGGATTCCTCCTTGGATTGCGCTGCCGAGCATCCCCATGGTCGCCGCACGATTCATCGCACCGGACTGCATCCTCGCCGCTTGTAGTGCGGATTGGTTGTTCATGTAACTGTTGAATCTCGAATCGAGCATGTTCGCATTCCAGCTCGACACGTTACCCGCCATCTGCTGGGCGTTTCCCCAAGTGTTCGCAAATGCATTTGTCAGATTGCCGCTGATACCAGCGCCAATGTTAGAACTGCCAAGCGCTCGCTGATACGGATCAACCGCAATCTGTTGACCGGCAAGGCCGCTGTCCATCTGACCGGCGCTGCCCAGCGTGTTGGCGGCTTGGCCGAAGCGGCTGAACACGTTGCCAGTGACCATGTTGTTGGTCGCAGCGGCGAAGTTGCGGCGGGCAGACTCGCGGGCCTGCGCTGCGGCGTCGCGGTTAAGGATCTCGGCGGCGGCGCTTCCCATGCTGGTGCCTAGACCGCGTGCCGAGAAGGCGGCGCGGGCCGACTGCTGGGCGTCACGCACTTCCTCTGCGGACAGCGAGCGGCCAAGGACGAGGTCCGCCATGGCCTGACGGCGAAGTTCGCGTTCAATCTGCGTTGGCCCGCTTTTCTTGAGCAGCGTCTGCCCCACACCGCGCACGCTGGCGGCATCGGAGATCGCTCTGCCAAGACCCTCGCGGGCGCGTTGCGTGTATTCGTTGTTAAGGTTGCCGGAGATCTTTTGGATCGTTCCGAGCTGAAGCGCTTCAAGCTGCGGATAGGCTTCGATCTGGGCCTGCACTTGAGCGCGGGCCGCTGCGGCTGCTGCTTCACTGGCCGAAGCCATGAGTGCGCCGTAGTTAAGCGGCTCGGCCTGCGCCGGTGCTGATTTGGATTTCTTTTTTGCCATGTTAGTGAGTGGTTAGTGTTTTGCGCGTTGGCATGGGGTCATCGGAAGATGGCGACAGAAACCACGGCACAGTCGTTAAATGCTCCCGCGTCGTTTGAAGTATAAACTTGGCAGTTAGTTGTAGAAAATGCAGTTGTCGCCACTGGAGCCATTATTCTTGGGAGAGCTGATGTCGTTGTTAAAACAGCAGACCCAGTAACACAGTAGTTTGCGTCCGGCATAGCCGTGGTAAACATGACGGTATAGTCGCCGGTGCCATTTTTTGTGACGCTCGACACATTGCCGCTGGCGCGGATAGTCGGCGGGGACGTAGTTCCGTCAAAATTTACCCAAGCCCTGCACGCAAAAATCGGCGGCGAGTTGTCGGCGTTGAGTGCTTTTTTGATTTCACCTGCGTTGGCGGCGAGTGAGAGCTTTGCATCGGTGACGGCATCGTCGGCAATCCGATCAATCGGCAGCGTGCCGGTCGTGAGTTTGCTTGCGTCGATGCCGGTGGCGAGTTTGGCGTTGGTTACTTCGCCGTCTGCCACAACGACAGTTGGAGCTGCTGCTGAGTTAAGTTTCGCTGGCGTGACGGTCTCGCCGCTCGTCCAATTATATCCTGCTGTCACTGTTGCCATGATTGTTCTCCTTAGTTGTTAAGCTGCGTTGCGCGTCTCAGTCGGCGGCAGGCTCGGCCCTGCGGCTTCAATGGAGACGTTGCGGATTTCCGGCCGGTTGGCCGTGGTTAGAAATTCCAGTTCGCAGTAATGCGCTTTTTGCCGGATGGGCTGCTTGAGCGTGTAGTCTTCCGCGAGGCCGGACGTGTTGGTCTGCCCCGGCACCAGCGTGATCGTGGCGTCGGGGTTGATCGTGATGGCCTTGACCGTGACCGATGCGGTGTTGGGCAGGACGACATCGGCGAGCGAGCGGACGAAGCGTTTTGTGCTCATGCTGCCCATACCGTAGCGGCGTGTGACGATGCGGCCGGGGACCGGCGTGATGACATCGGCCTGCACGTCGGGCGACTGGTCGCCCTCCTCGATCTCGTCGAGGAGCATGAGGCGTCCGGCCTTGTTGCTGACGAAGAGACGGCGCTCGTTGGCGCGGGTTGCCACTACGAAGTCATCCACGCCGAAGCCGTAGATGTCGCGGGTTTCCCACTGGTCGTTCAGCGCATTGTAAAGGAAGACGCCGTTGTTGTTGTCGGCACCGGCCAGCGGGACGGCAAGGTAGTAGCGGTTAGAATACCAGAGGCCGACCGAGTTCTTGAGGAGTGTCGCGTTGAGGTCGTCGAGCTGGTTCGCAATGGGGTCGCTGAGTGGCTTGGTGTCGCCGCGTAGCTTTAAGTCGAGGCGGCTGTCGAGGCGGTAGACACCGGAGTCGCTGAGAAAATAGACAAACTGCCCAGCCGTGGCGATGGAGCGGCGGGCCGCGCAGCCGACCTCGTCGGTGAGGAGCGTCAGCTTGCTGAGTGTTGTGTCGATGGCCGTGCTGGAACCGTCTGTGCTGGCGAACTCGTTGACTTCGGCCAGCCATATCGACTTACGGCAGAAGACAAGGAAACTGCCTTCAACCCACGGATGCACCGCGACAACGAAGTCGTTGCTGCCCGCACCGGCGCGGAAGGAGGCCCAGTAAGGATCGTAGCTATTCGCGTCGAGGATGTCCGAGATGAGGACGTTATTCTTGCCGTCCGGCAGGACGAGGCGGTTGTTGACGTAGGTGCCCCAAGGTGTGCTCCGCATGGTCTTGTAGGTGGCCGAGAGTCCGGCGGGCACGCCTGCGGGACTGCGGACAAAGGATGTTGCGATACCATCCCAATAGAGAGGTGCCTTCACTCGGCGGATGGTGCGACCGCTGGTCGTGGCGTCGGTCGCGGTGCCGCTGGGCACGGTAATCGTGAAGGAGTTCGTTGAGGACGTGGCGATGTCGTATTCCACGCCGTCGAAGGCAGCGACAGTGCTCCCCTCGATACGCACGCGGGCGCCAGCAGGGAATCCGTGGCCGGTCAGGTTCACGGTCGCCGTGGTGGACGCCACCGTGATGCCGCCGGTAGTGACGTTCTTGACAACCCAGCCAACACGCGAGGCATCGGCTTCGCGCAGCAAGTAAAGGCGGTCATTGGCCTGCACCATGGAGACGGTGTCGGTCGGCTCAATGACTTCATCCGGTGATGTCGGGTAGCCCAGCTCCTGCGGGAGAACGCTGATGACGATGGTGTTGCCGAACTCGTCTACAATTTCTTCGCTGCCTTGCGAGGCGGCGGTGACAAGAAATCCGCCAGACCACACGCCAGCGAAGGATTGGTTGTCGTCCAAGAGAATAGTGAAGGCTTTGTCAGCTCCCGCCAGAACAACAATCTCGGCGCTCTGAACCTGATCCGGCGAGCGGTAGACGGACGCTGCAAAGATGCCGCCGCTATAAACGCTGCGGACGATAGGAGCGTTGGGCGCAGGGTTCAGCACGAATGGCACGGTGAGCGGCGAGCTGGTGACGCTAATTCCGTCTGCCATGCGCTTTGCACCCTTGCGCGTTACCGCCACTCCACGATCCAGCCGCATGTTCTCCGAGAGCTGGAGCATGCCAGCAGGCAACGCAACCGGATTGATTCGGCTGGCATAACCAGCGAATCCGGCGTCACCGTCGCGGAGGATGGGGCTTTCTAGGGGCATTTAGATGTTAGCCCTCATACATGATGTTGACGCTGCCGGCGTCGAAGGTGTCGGTGCCGTCGACGGTGGTTAAGCGGATGCGGTCTAACGCTCCAGAAAGAGCGATGCTTCCAGAGGAATAGCTTACACCACTGTCACTTGATCTTCCGTTTTGACCTTCGGCTATCCATGTGTTTCCACTCAAATTAGTAAGCGTCAAAGTGCCAGTGTGCGCTGCGGCGGCCGCATTGTTAAACGTCTGTATAAAACCAGCAATGCTTGAAATAGCATTTGTATTTAAGTTTGCGTATGAAGAATAACCGGAAGTGGCGACCGAGCCAGACCCTGTTTGCACCAAATAATTTGATGTTCCGCTTGTGCTAATACCGCTAAACATCACCGTAATCCGCTTCACCCAAGACGGAATGCCGGTGAAGTCGATGCTGGTTCCGCTGGTAGCGTTTTGCGCTGTTGCCAGCGTAAGCGGCTGAGTCAGCATCGTCGGCGTCACCTTCGCGCTGCCAATCGCTGTCACACCGGCATTGCTGATCGTCACATCACCGGTCACGGCAACCTTGGTCGCCACGTTGCTGCCGTTGCCGACGAGGAGGTTGGCGCTGTCCAGTGCGGCGAGCTTGCTGAAGGCAATGGCCGCCGCCGCATCAATGTCCGCATTGACCAGTCCGCCGCGCACTACGGATGCAGCGACACGCTTGGTCAGCCCACTCTGCTCAATGACGAACTCGTCGGCGTTGCTGATGGTTGTCGCTTGGGTAAGTTGTCCGATTGTCTTGGCCATTGGGTAGTTGAGAGTTGAGGGATGAGGGTTGAGAGGTTTAGGAAATGTCCTTCCGGCTAGTCAGGACGTAGCTGACGGTCTTCGCGTTGTTGCGCTTCATCTCGGACTCAACGAGCGAGATGAAGGCGGGCCACTGGGCGGGCGGCAGGGTCTGGCATCCTTCGCTGTTGGTGCGGGTGATTCCGCCGCGATGGATATTGATGCCGAAGAAGCCGGTCTCCTCCTTGCCGCCGTCGCGCTGGACGGTGACTGCATCGCCCTGCACCAGAGCCTTGTAAGGGTTGCCGCTCCGAGTGCCGTGCTTGCCCAGCTTGTAGCGGTAGACACCTGACTTGAGCGATGCGTAGCCCTTTCCGACCTTGGGGTTCTTTCCGCTGCGGGCAGGATCGACGTTGGCGTTGAAGGCGGCGTGGACATTGGGCGAAACAAGGATGATGGCGTCGTCGTAGATGCCTCGGTCGTTCTTGCCAGTCGCGCCCATCGAGTCGCGGTAGTAGCCACGAATGCCGACCAAGCACACCGGATCGCTGACGTTGGCAGCGCGGAGCTGCTTCAGCGTCTCGTCGCGCTTTTGTTGTGGTCGGCTCTTGGGGATCACTTGGTCGGCTTTTTGATGGTCTTGGCGTCGAAGCTGACGGTGGCCTGCTGCTTAATGAAGTCGTAGCCGACCGTCACGCATCCAGCCGCAAGAGCAGCCCAAGACGCGGCGAGGATCGCTACTGCAATGAGTTTTGTGGCGCGGGCGCTCATGGAGTCAGAGGCGGGCGTTGTTGTCTTTGGCCATGACCAAGCCCCAACCGGCGAGCAGGCTCGCGGCGATGAGGCCGAGGTCGGGGATGCTGCCGTTGGCGAGGAACTCGCGGCCAGCGGTGCTGAGACTTGCGATGATTGTGAGGACTCCGAGGAGTGTAGTTTTCCAGTTTCTCATTTCTTTAGTTCTTTCTGTTTCTTTCTGATGTCGTGAAGGACGCTGATGAGCGTTGCCAGTCCGACCAAAATTCCTATAATTAGTCCGCCTATACGAAGGGTTGCTTCCAAGTGGGGCAACATGCTGAACACTGAGGAACCGATGGACGTAGCCGTGCCAATGACGCCTTTTTCCGTCGTGCTGAAGTTATGATGAAAATACTGCAAGCTCATCGCGCGGCTCCTCAATGGTTTTACTTGCGGTAGGCGATGACCGTGCCGCTGTGCAGCTTGATGGCACTGAAGAAGCCGTCGAGGGTCGTGCCCGCCTTGATGAGCGCGGCGCTGGCCTCGGTGGCGTTCGCGGCGCCGGTCAGGTTGCCGGTGAGCGTGTGGAACTTGGTGTCGGTCATCACGTCGATGGAGACGATGTCAGCGGTGACGGTGTTGGTGTCGCCGATGAATTGGCTGCCGGACGTGCGGTTGGTGATGCGGGTATTCGGGTGCATAATTTAGTATTGGTTGACGCGGGCGGTCCATGTGGAGGGTTGGCCCTGCTGGAAATAGTATTTGTCGCGCTGCGAGATCAGCTCGGACTCGGCGAGTTGCTCCATGGCGAGTGCCTTGTCGAGCTGGCCGTCTTCGGTGAGGAGGTCGGCGGACAACATAAGACCGGCGGCTTTGGCCAAAACGGCGGGCACTGTCGCGGTGAGGTTGCTGGTTGAGTAGGCATCCGGCCGCACCCGATAGCGGACATACACGGATGTCGGCAGGTCGCTGTCTTCTGGGAAGCGGATGGCGTCTCCAAGGAGCGTGTAGCCGATCTCGCGTGGCGCCACGTGGGTCGCCGGATTGTCGCGGTAGATGGCAAACACTTGCCCCATGGCCGTCTGGCCGGATTGCTCGTAATCAATATAATAGCCGTTCGTAGCATCACCCTGCACGGTGCGGCTCTCGACGCGCATAAGCTCAGGCCAATCACTCCACTCCCAGCAGTCGCTGATGCGCTCGTTGGCGGCGGCGACCATCATGGTGCGGGCGCCGGATGGGATGGCGTCAATGGTGCTGGCGTCGTTGCCAACACGTTGCCATGCCCTCAAGAGGATAGACTGTAAGGTGACAGTCCTCATTATTCAGCAGCGGGCGCTTCCTCCGTGAGTTGCTTCTCGATGCTCGTAGCCAGCGGCAGGATCTGCGCGGCGGCATTCAGCCCGCCGGTTTTGACGGCGAGGTCGAGGCACTGCATGACGAGCTTGGCCTGCTCGGCTGTTAGGGTGACGCTTTTCATTGGATCGTTACGGTGCCGTCTTGGTTGGCGGTCATGGGGCGGAGGCCGTTGATTTCTTCGGGTTCGAGGAAGTCGGCGGCGGTTTTACCGGCGAGCTGGGCGACGGCGTCGATGTGGCGGACGCTTTCGGTGGCGCTGCCGAGGAGGAGATGGGCGTTGGTGCCCATGGCGGTGAGGATTTCTTCCGGTGTGGCGGCGTTGTTTTGCCAGAAGTCGGACCACATGCCTTTGTGGGCTTGGACGCGGCTGTCGATCTGGGCGTTGATCTTGCCGAGCAGCTCAAGCGCGATGCGCTGGGCGGCGGGCGGTTCGTTGGTTGGGATGGTGATGAGGCTCATAAAGTGTTAGTCGGCTTCTCCGGCGAGGTAGAACACGCAGATTTCGATGGCTCCAGCGGTGAAGTTGCTGGTCTTGGCAGTCAGCGTGATGTTGCCGCCAGCGGTGAAGCATTCGATGGTGGCGGCGGTCCAGTCGCGGTTGTCGCTGGTCGTGCCGACAGCGGTGCCGGTGATGTCGCCCCAGCGGTCGGCATCCGTGCCGTCTCCGATGGTGTAGCCTGTTGCGCCTGTGAGCAGTGTGGCGACTCGCGTGGTCACTCCGACAACTACCGCGCCGTCTGGAATGAAGGTGCCTGTGGTGGTGGCCGATGCGCCGGAAAGTGCCGAGAGCGTCTGCTTGACGCTCTTGACCGTCATGCGCTGGTAGTTCGTGCTGCTGGTCTGCGTGGCATATAAATTATACGTCTGGGCATTCGTCGCACCAAAGGGGTTGCGCTGCGCAAATACGTCATTCGCATCACGCATAAGGCGGGGGCCACTTGAAAAACCCATTGAGGTTCCGTCCGCAAGAACAAGGTAGCCTGCCTGTAAAACTGATCCGCCGCTATTGAAGGTGTTGCAAGTGCAAGCTCCGTCATCGCGCACGGAGAAAATAGTCGAAGGATCGCTGCCAGTGCCTGCGCGTATGGTGAAAATGTCGTTTGTGCTTGCGGCGGCGGGTCGCGTGATACGGACGAAGTGCGGGGCATTTGCCGTTGGGGCGGTTGGAAAGACCTCCAGAATGGGATTGCTGCCAGCCAAGGCGCGAAATGCAGTGCTGTCCGAACCGCTCACCGTGTTGGTGATGTTGATTGTTGCGGCGTGGAGCGGCGGTGTTCCTGTCAGTGTCGCGGAGGTTCGGTTTTGAGTGACACTGATCGTGTATGTTCCCGTGCCGCCTGTGCCTGTGCCAAGTGCCGTGATGCGCGTTCCGTAGGTAATTGTTCCGCTACTGGTCAACGTCATGCCGACAGCAATCGTGCCGCTGGAGACGGCAGTGACGGTCAAGGTTGTTCCACTGGTGGAGCCTGTGAATACGGCTGTGGTGGCGTTGAACGTCTGCGTTGCGTCAATAAGCGGAGCCGATGCCGTGACCGTGCCGCCAGTTAAGGTGAGCGCGGAGCCAGATGTCGGGGCGGCGGAAAGTGTGGTGAAGGCTCCGGTGGATGGCGTGGTGTTGCCGATAGCGGGCGGGGCGGCGAAGGTTTCGGTGCGGGCGATGGTGCCAGAGGCATCCGGCACGGTCAGCGTGCGGGTGGTGCCGGTGGAGATGCCGGAGAGTTGGAAGGCTAAATTTTTGGAGCTGTCGCCGTTGTCGTAGAGCAGGAAGTTGGCGTCGTTGAAGACATCCGGCAGAATGCCGGCGTAGGTCCAGTCAGTGGCGCGTGTTCCGGTGGTGGCAACGCGAATGTAGATGCCCGCGGGCTTGCGGTTGATGAGCCAAGTGCCTTCGGGTTCGCGGACGAGGTAGGCGCTGTCTACGGCCGGCGGGTTGGCGGTGGGCAGTGCGCTGAAGTTTTGCACCTCGCCGTCGATATAGGACGCACCACCGCCTCCACCGGAGCCGGTGAAGTCGAAGTTGCCTGTCAGCGGGTTGAACTTGATGGCCATTAGCTGCGGGTCACTGTGGCGATCTTTGCGTCATCGCTGGACGGCGTGCCGCCGACATAGGTGAAGGTGAGGGTGGCGACTGTCTGGCTGCCTTCTTTGTAGACCACCGTGGCGAGATTGTTTGTCGTGGAGACGTAATTCAGCTCAACCGCGTTGTGCTGCGGGATGTTTAGTCCGGCGATGTTTCTGACGGAGACGTTGGGGTGCATGGGTTAGGCGGCGGGTTGTTGCGGCATGCCGAGTTGCTGGTCTTGCGCCATCTTTTGCAGCGCGGGCTGGGCGCCGGTGCGGCCGATGACTGCGTTTTGCTGCTGCTGGAGCTGAAATTGGAAAGCCTGTGCTCTCGCGTCGATCATGTTGCGGAAGATTTCGTCGGACTGATACCGCTGCTGGACGGCGGGGTTGGACTGAATGATCGTCTGCAAGGTTTGCAGGCGGACCTGGGCGTTTTGGCCGCCTTCCTTGAGCGGGGGTTCGGTGCCTGCGGCGATTTTTGCGAAGGCTCCCTGCTCGTCTTCTTGCTCGGCCTGGGTAGCGGCTCCGATGTCTTTAATAAGAATGCCAGCGAGATTTGGGTCTACTGCCTGCATCATGTATTGGACCAAGCCGACTCGATCGATAACGCCGAAGCTGTCCAAGGGAACCAAGACTTTGGCGAGGTAGTCTAATTTGGCGCCGAGGGCTTCGGAGTCGAGCAGTCGGGCATCGAACTCGCACGTCACGTCAAAGCGGCCGCGGATGTCGGCGGGGCTGGCAACAAGCGGGAGATTGGGGTTGCCGGTGACGCGGGCGACTTCCTCCTCGGTCATGTATTGTTGACAGAGCGAGAGCGTCTGGACGAGGCAGAGCTTCATATCAAGAAGCCAGCTATCGACCAGCTCTTGGGTGTGGAGCATGTAGCGTTGCGGCGGGACGGCTTCGCTGATGCGGCCGAAGTAGTTGTCCACGTCGTTGCGGATGGACATTTCGACTTCGATTGAGCCGGCGTCGGGCTGCGGCGGGTTCATCCAAGAGATCTCGCCGGGGCGGCGCTCGGGGATTTGGACGCCCGGTCCCATGATGAGGTCCATCTTGCCGCGCGCGGCGGGCGTTTTGAGCGGCGGCAAGGTGACGATGCTGGCGCGGTCGCCTCGCATGTCGCGTTGGATTTTGACCTCCTCCTGGGCGGTCTGGACGATCTCCGGCACGCCGCGGGATTCCAAGATGGGGCGTGAGGCGCGTTCGCGGGGCAGCTCGACGAAGGGATAAAGCGCGTGGGCGTAGGGTAAAATGTCGTGGACGGCGGTGCGGTCGGGAACGTGGTAGCTGAGGACGGTGCGGGTGACGCGCATCGCCTTGGTGCGGTCGTCGTGCTCCTTCCTGTAGACGTGCCAGATCTCGATCATGTCGCGCT